ACAGCATCATCAATAACAAAACCGCGACGGACACCCAGTTCAGCCGGTGCTGCGGTGTCCACATCTCGAATGTACCCCTCAACAGCAGCAACACCTAAAGCACCCACGATAGACTTTTGCCTGGTCAACGTTGCCGCATCACCGGCGGGCAACGTCATAGCGCCGGCTATCTGGACGTTGGCAATGTTGTCCACTTCCACCTTGATCAATTTGCCCAACACCCCTTCAGCATCCCCCACCAGCTCGATTGTCTGAGCAGTAGCAGCAATCAGGGTGACTGCCAAACCAACTCCAGCAGAACCGCCACTCGTGGTGGCGCTATACACAATCGTGGAATTGTCCGACTTGAACGATGCATATTCTGCACCCAATCCATCCCAACTTACAGTCAATCTCGGATCAGCCATTTTCTATCCTCCATTTATTGCTCTACAACCACACCCAGGCAGCGGTAGCTACAGCATCATCAATGACGAAGCCCCGACATACACCCAGTTCGGCCGCAGTGCCAGTAGCCACATCACGAATGTAGCCCTCGGCAGCAATCAACAGATCTCCCACGATAGCCTTTTGCCGTGTGAGTGTTGCCCCAGTCCCACCGGCAAGTGTCATAGAGCCAGCTATCTGAACGTTAGCAATATCATCCGCTTCCACTTTGATCAGTTTCCCCAATACCCCTTCACCGTCTGCTACCAGCTCGACTGTCTGAGCGGTGGCGGCTGTCAGGGTAACGGCCAAACCAACTCCGGTAGAGCCTCCGCTTGTCGTGGCACTATACACAATTGTGGCCCCATCGGACTTAAATGACGCATATACTGCGCCCAACCCATCCCAACTTACAGTCAATCTTGGATCCGCCATTTTCTACCTCCTTACACCTTGTACAGTTCAACATTCCGCTCGCGCCCAACAATATGAGCAGCCTTGTCTTGCTCGGCGCTTGCCACCCGCCCAGGGCGGAAAGTCTGCCGCGCAACCTCTTCATACGTCGCAATTTCTGACTTGATCTGCGCTACACTCATTGCAGTCAATAATTCTTTGTAGTCATTGGCGTTAAACGTTTCCTGCCCCAACGCCCGAACTCGTGCCGCAACAGCCTGAGCACGCAAGTCATCCAAAAGAGCCTGAGCCGCATTGTCTGCCGCAGACAGCGGGCCTGCCTGAGCCTGCTCAACTGCCTCAAGCCGTTCAATCATGGAGCTTTGGCGGTCTGCCATTTCTTGCATCTGTACACCAACAGCCTTGATGTCGTCAGTGAGACCAGTCAGCACAACGCTCAACGCAACGATTGCTCTCTCGGAAACTGCCACTTCATCCGTTGGCTCCACTTCGCTCTCGTCTGACTCAACTACAACCGCCTCTTCTTCCGCTTCCGCCGGCTCTACTCTGCTTTCGTCTGACTCAACCACAACTGCCCCTTCATCCACCAACTCCACACTATCTTCCCCCATTTCCTCACGCTCGTCAGTATCACTCATTAGTTTTCCCTCCTTGTACATCAATCCCAAATCTAACACTATTGCTGATTGCGGTCGGATGGGAACCCGCCACAAATCCTCAAGGAAATCAAGCTCCTCGGCATTCAAGTTCCCTGTCCGTGCAACTCGTCTGGCCTGATTGACAACTGCGCCTGGGGTCGCACCTGCCCAGACCATGCTATGCTCGTACATCATAGCGTTACGCACCCATGCAAACGCCATTAGACCACTTTCCTTGTCCCGCATAAACGGGACATGATTGCATAGCTCATACGTCCCATCTTCCTTCTCAACAGCCCTGCCCATCGGCAACCCACACAAACCACAAATGTAAGCAACGCGTGCTGGCCCGTTACTACCAAAGCCAATACTAAGCTGCCTGATGCTCTTGGTTTCCATCCCCAAAACAACATCATCAGTGCCAAGCTGGTTCTTTCCGTTGGGCCAGTAGCCGCGCACCACATAGTCCCATGTCTTCAATTGCAGCCCCATTTCTTCAAGAGCATCGGCCTTCGGGACAGTCTTGCGCTTGAGCAATGGCGTTTCATCTATCGCTTCGCCAACTAACGCGCCACCAAATGTGTGGCCTAATGCCAGTTCCGTCGGCGTCGGATCGTACCACGTCGGGCCAGTCCGGTGACTGTTCATGAACGGCGTTCCAGCAATGGCGTTCAACACATACGTGCGCATTGACTGTTCGCTCATCCGAGTTCCATAACTATCAAATGCCTGGGTGCTTGGGGTCAGTCGGAACATATAAACGCCTTCGTGCTCAATGCCAACCCGGTCCTTAAACAATGCTGCAACGTCCTCGCCCGCGTCTGTGCCAGCGCCACGCCAATCAATATGTGCTTGCCTGCTCTGAAATTGCATCGTGCTAAACAAAGCATCGTAATCCATCTTTTCCTCCATTCTTGCACTCATAATGGCCTACTCTCGCCTCGTCGGGGGGGGGCAGTAAGACGTTGATCTGTACGCAAGTCAGGCGGCCTCGTACCAAACAGAATGGTATAGCAAAGCGGGCATCGCTTCAGATGATCGTTTTTATCAACTGCAATCGTGACCAACTTTCTACAAACTTTACAGTACATCATTCCCCGGCCCATAAAAGCATGCACTCCTCGTTGGAGATTCTTCCACTAATTGCGTACACATAATGGGGGCAAGCTGGATGCGGAGGGATGTCAAACTGTCTAAACACCTCGTCCACCGACCGCCATGGATTGCCAGCAACCATCTCCTGGCAAATTGAGCATACTGCTGCGAGAGGCAATACGCTCGCTGTCGGTTGCAACATGTCCCCATTCCGCGCATAAAAGTCAGCAATGGCTGCATTGACCATAGTTATGCTTTCGGTCTGTGCTACCTCTGTGCTCTTGTCCCGCCAGTATGCCTCGTCCCATCCAGTGCCATGAAACAGGCGATAGGCATACACATTGCGGTTGGCTGTTGGCGTATCCTCACCGATTCTGGCAATCTCTTTGGCAAGCTCAACATTGTACGTATTCGCCACAGACGCCGCAGCCCAGTTACTGCGGTCCTTTATCGCTGATAGCTCCGGGCCAGCAGCAGGGGCAACAGCCGTTCTTCCAGCACATCCCAACTTGCCAAGCTCGTCCTGGATCGTCTCGCGGTAAGTTGCCCTCGCCTCATCAAATAGTCGTTTACCTAACTCGGCCTCGTAATCAGCGGCTCTGCGGCCTGTTAAGTGGACCAGCTTCTGTACAGGTGAAAAATCCTTGAGCAACTTCTGCCAATCCCCAGGGATAGCACGCTCTCCCCATCTCTGGCGGGTCTGTTCTAGCCAGGGAGTAGGACGAACTCTTAATCCAAATATGCTGCCGGTCCTAACCACCGTTGTCACTCATCAACTCCGCAAAAACTTCGTCTCGCTTCACCAACGCCTGTGCCGATACGCTCTGTTCAAGCGCCCTGATTCTGGACTGCATCCAAACAGGTAAGGATTTGAAACTTTCTACCTGTGCAGGCAATCCGTACTGCCGCCCTTCGGCTGCACTTCCTTCTCCCTCTGCACCTTCCCCTTTACCCTCGCCCGCACCGGATCCCACCGAAACGTTAGGAATCGCAATCGGGTCGCTTATAGCATCATGCCCCACGTGCTTCTGCGCCAACTCATCATTCGTCACCCAGCCCATCATGTACTTGAGAATGCTACTTCCAATCTCAAGTCGTTCTGCCTGGGCCTCTTTCACCCGATCCTGCGTGCGCAGCGTCGGGAACGTCAAAGTTGCAACAGACGGATGTCCCCAGACCCGTAGCGTTTGCGTTGCCCACCAACCAATCATAGCAGATATTTTCTGCCGAAGCGCAAAGATGGTCTGAGAAAACACTTGCCATTGCACCGTGCCGTGGGCCAGCCCGCTGCCCTCCATACGCCCAAGCATGATTGGTAGCTGCTTCAACGAGCTAATCACCTGTTTCTCAACTACCTTTGTGAGCGCGTCAATGTTAAAACTTCCAGCGCCAGCCGATACCCCTGCAACGTCAACCCAGTCCCACGTAAACAGCGCATCGTCCGGCTGAAGCATTTTGTACTGAGAGGCAATATCGCTCAACCAGGCGTCCATCCACACCCGCAGGTCGTCCTCATGTCCAGGCTCCCTTAGATACTGGGGAACGTGTTCCTCTGCAATCGCTTCTAACACCTTGAAGTGCAGTCGGGGATGGCCCTGCGTGTGCGCGACAACCTTCAAATCCCGCAGCACTTCTGTTTGAAAAACAACTGTCTCAAGCACAGGCAAAAACGGGGCGCGTCCATACGGTCCATCTACCTTCGCGTCAAGCGGAATATAACGGAACTGCACCTCCGACAAGTATATCGTCTGCCCATACTGTATGCAGGTAGGCTTATAATGGCCCGTTACATCATCTTCTAAGAACGTTATTCTCCGGGGACTGACTGGACACCAGTCAAGTACATCCTTCAAGTCGCCAGAGACTTCCAGCTCACCTGCAATAGCACCCTGCGTCAGCAGCGCAAATGTAAGCACATCAATCAAGGTTGACAAGCCGCCGCCGTAATCTCGTCCGTAGTCACCAAACATATCATCAATGCGCAATGCTAAACGAGATTGTCCCTCGACATCAACCTCTTCCCGGTCAGGCAATAGACGGACATCCAATGTGTGTTCTGGGTTGACCATTCTGAGGAAATTCCAGGTTGCTAAACTGGCGTCGGGGTTGTACGTTGCTATGGTTTCGAGCATCTGAACGGGGTCACTGAGACCGTGCAGGGGTCGTCCAATAACGCCCGCAATGCCATGCCGACTAGCGCCGGCAATTACGCGCCCCGGTCTCAAATTACTTTTGTCTGACGGGGAATCCTTTTCTGGCGTTATTGCCAGCTTACCCCAATGTGCAGGCATACAATCCCCTAAAACGCAAAAAAGCTCTGCTGATTAGAGCACTTCCAGCAAGGCTACAGTTTTCCGTGGGCACAGAGGCCCAATTCAATTACAACGATTGTATCACATTAACCAAGAATTGTCAACATGCAAAAGCGGCACTGACTCACCCATCAGTGCCGCTTTCAGAAAGGAGGCTGGGGAGAAGTACCAGCCAAGCAAGATACTAAATTATACTACGAAACTTGGGGGGTGTCAAGCAACGCGGCCTGGCGGCTACGCCTTGCGCTAGAAGGAGTTTTGCGCTATTCTATAAAAACCAGGTCTTCAGAAGAATCTACCCAAAACGGCGACGCCTCACTGCCGTGGTGTCTAGTCACGGTCCGGGCGGTTGCCTGGGCGACGGTGGGATCACGGGCGAGAAATGGCTTCGGCGGCTCTTGTTCCCGCGTCCACGACCTGGACGGGTCCGGCGCTTTGTGCCGTGCGATATGTTTCGCGTGTTTCGGTCATTGGGAGTTATCCTTTCTCTTTGGATTCGGTACAATGTTTCCATGCGGGTCAACGTGATGTTCTGTCGTCCCGCAAACCATGCAACGCGGCCTGGCTGCACCTTGCGCTAGATCGTCCCTCGTCCTCTCAAGCATTATCCGATTCAACGCCTCAGCCCATATCTCCTCATAACCACTCAATGAATAGCCAATGTCACGGTAAAATTGCATGAATTCTGCTTGTGAGAATTTGCCATGTTGATACGCAGCCCACATCTGATTAAGGCCGACAGTGTCACAAAGCCACCGCATCAGGGGCTTGGCAACATATCTCAAGACATTCTCGTCCCGCTCTATTGGATGATCCGTGAGACCTACCTGAAACTTGGCCCAATCTGGAACTTCAATTGTCATGCTGTCCCCCTCGCCCTTGCCTCAATCCTGGCGGCCATTGCAGCAAGCTCGCGGGAGAAGGCAAG